TCACGTTATTGAACCTTTTGACATTCCAAGAAATTGGGTTAAGTTTAGGTCTTGTGATTATGGTTATGGCTCTTATAGTGCTGTGTTGTGGTTTGCTGTTAGTCCAGATGAGCAGATTGTTGTATATAGAGAGTTGTACGTTTCTAAAGTCCTTGCCACAGATTTGGCAGATATGATATTAGATTTAGAATCTGAAGATGGTAATATAAAATATGGTGTATTAGATAGTTCTTTATGGCATAAGCGTGGTGATACAGGACCTAGTTTAGCAGAACAGATGATACAAAAGGGATGTAGATTTAGACCATCAGATAGAAGTAGAGGAAGTAGGGTATCAGGTAAAAATGAAATACATAGAAGATTACAAATTGACGAGTTTACTGAAGAACCAAGAATGGTATTTTTTAACACTTGCACAGAAACAATCTCACAATTACCTGCTATACCTCTAGATAAAAAGAACCCTGAAGATGTGGATACAAAAGCAGAAGACCACTTGTATGATGCATTAAGATATGGTATAATGTCAAGACCAAGATTTAGTATATTTGACTATGAACCTATGGGTAGACCTAGAACAGGAATGCCTGTAGCAGACTCAACATTTGGATATTAATATGGCAGAAGATGAAATAAATATTGAAGATGAAGCGATTGCATTAGAAGATGCAGAAGATTCAGTAAATACCGATAAGAATGTATCAAGTATAGTTGACCATGTTATTGCTAGTTATAAAAAATCAGAAGACTACAGATATGAAGATGAGCAAAGATGGATTAGAGCTTACAGAAACTACAGGGGATTATACGGACCTGATGTACAATTTACTGAGGCAGAGAAGTCTAGAGTATTTATAAAAATAACTAAAACTAAAACGTTGGCTGCGTATGGGCAAATAGCAGATGTTTTGTTTGCAGGAAATAAATTTCCTATAAGTATAGAGCCAACTGAATTACCTGAAGGAGTTGCAAAAGATGTTAATTTCGACCCTAAAGAACCTGAAGCGTTACGCAACAGAGAAGACGAAGGAGATTTACAGTCTCCTTATGGTTTCCCTGAAGATGGCAGTGAGTTACCCAAAGGAGCTACTGCAGAAACTTTACAGGAAAGGCTTGGTCCTTTACAAGAAGTTTTGCAAGATGTTGAAGGCTTGGAAGAAGGCAGTGGCAAAACGCCTACGGCGATAACGTTTAGTCCTGCTATGGTTGCAGCAAAGGCTATGGAAAAACAAATCATAGACCAACTGCAAGAATCAAATGCTAATAAACATTTAAGAAGCACTGCTTTTGAAATGGCATTGTTTGGCACAGGGGTCATGAAAGGACCTTTTGCCATAGATAAAGAATATCCTAATTGGAGTGATGAAGGTGAATATAGTCCTATATTTAAAACTATACCCCAAGTTAATCATGTATCTGTGTGGGATTTTTATCCTGACCCTGATTCTACTAATGTAGACCAAGCACAATATATTGTTCAAAGACATAAAATGTCTAGAACAGAATTACGTGCATTAAAACGCAGACCATATTTTAGAGAAACAGTTATAGAAGAAGCCATATCAGATGGTGAAAACTATGTTAAAAAATATTGGGAAGATGATTTAACAGATTATAATCAAGAAAACTATGTAGACAGATTTGAAGTTCTAGAGTATTGGGGTATGATAGATGTTGAAATGCTTCTAGAACAAGATGTAGATATACCTAAAGAGTTACAAGACTTTGAAGAATTACAAGCAAATATATGGGTATGTAATGGTAAATTACTTAGAGCAGTATTAAATCCATTTAAACCTGCTAAGATACCTTTTATGGCAGCACCCTATGAATTAAATCCATACTCATTCTTTGGTGTAGGTTTAGCAGAGAACATGGATGATACACAAACACTTATGAATGGTTTCATGAGAATGGCAGTAGATAACGCAGTATTGTCAGGAAACCTACTAATAGAAGTAGATGAAACTAATTTAGTTCCGGGTCAAGATTTATCTGTATATCCGGGAAAGATATTTAGAAGACAAGGTGGAGCACCGGGTCAAGCTATATTTGGTACTAAGTTTCCAAACGTATCAAATGAGAATATGCAACTGTTTGACAAAGCAAGACAGTTGGCAGATGAGAGTACAGGTATGCCATCATTCGCTCATGGTCAAACAGGTGTATCAGGTGTAGGCAGAACTGCTGCAGGTATATCCATGCTTATGGGTGCAGCATCAGGCAGTATTAAAACTGTAATTAAGAATGTAGACGATTACTTACTTAAACCATTAGGTGAGGGATTATTTAGATTTAATATGCAGTTTAATTTTAATCCTGAAATAAAAGGTGACTTAGAAGTTATAGCTCGTGGCACAGAAAGTCTAATGGCTAATGAAGTTAGGTCACAAAGATTAATGCAGTTTTTACAAGTTGCATCTAATCCTGCTCTTGCACCTTTTGCTAAATTTAATTACATAGTTCGTGAGATTGCAAAGTCTATGGACTTAGACCCAACAAAAGTTACTAATAATATGGATGAGGCAGTTCTACAAGCAGAGATGCTAAAAGGAATGCAAGGTGAACTACCACAACAACAAGCTCCTGCAGGTGCTAATCCTGCAGACCCAACAGGAGCAGGTGGTGGAACTATAGGAGTAGGACAAGCACCTCTACCAAACGAACAAGGATTTACAGGAAATAATGAACAAGGAAATATTGGGCAACCTCAAGCCACTGGTCAACCACCAACTCCAACTCAATAAATATCTTGATGCTCTGATAGAGCAACATTATAGAGCTATGGAACAGGCAGAGGACACAACAGTTCTTTATAGAACTCAGGGTGCAATAGGAGCATTGCGTAGACTAAAACTACTTAGAGAAGAGGTATTAGGAAAAGATGGCTAAAATAGCAAAACAAATGGAAATGTTTGAACTTGGTGGATTAAAAGACCAAGGTGAAACTGTTGACAGAAAGTCTAGAAATAAAGTTCCTGTAGGCTCTTTGAAAAAAGAAGTAAGAGATGATGTTCCAATAAATATTAGCGAAGGTGAATTTGTTCTTCCTGCAGATGTTGTACGCTATCATGGTCTTGAGAAGATTATGAATATGAGACAAGATGCAAAAGCAGGACTAGACATGATGAATAGAATGGGTCAGATGGGTAACTCCGACCAAGCTACATTACCTGATAATATACCTTTTCAACCTAAAAACTTTCAACAGGGTGGTGTTAATATACAAAACCCACAAGTGCAACAACCACAGATAATACCTGATGTGCAACAACAAAACCAAGTTCCGGGTGTAACATTTACACAACCAACTGCACCTATGGTAAGACCTTCTATATATTCACAAAAGCCTATGATGCCTAATGTGAATGTGCCACCGAAAGTAGATATTCCTAAACAGACAACATATAAACCACCACAATATAAAACACCTACAGGTACTGCAGCAACTCCTGATTTTAGTAAACTTATCGGCACTAGATTTGGACAGTTGCAAAAAACAGAAACTAAAAAATATGTAAACTCAAAAACAGGTGAAGAACTATTTATACCTTTTGTAGATGGTCAACCTGTATATCCTATACCTGATGGTTTTGTATTTGAAAAAGATGTAGAAAAAGAAAAAGCAAAAGAAAAACCAACAGAGGCTATAAAAACTACTAGAGTAACAGGACAAGATAGTGATAGTGGTGATGATAATACTTTTACAGATACTACCTTTGTTAGACCTGAGAGAGGTGGTGTAGATGATGTAACATCTGAATTATCACCATTCGGTCCGGGATTAGATTCTGCATTGAGTAAAGGTCTTTTTAAATTAGATGATAAAGGTAATATTAAAAAAACTCCTTTAGGTATTGTAAATGATTTTAAAAATACTTTAGTAGAGGGTTTTAAAAGTCCTATGTCTTTTATAGGTAATTTATTTGCACCTGCTCAATCTAAAGAAATAACATCTGAAGAGCAAACTAAAAGAGCACAAAGTCTAGGTTTTGGGTATGATGATTTGTTAAAAAATTTAGGATTAGAAAATAACAAAACTAATTTATCTGTAGGACATAATGCAGGTTCTGTTAGTCCTTTTGATAATAACGCTATATATAATAGCAAAGGTTTACTAGTTAATATGAATAAATCAGATGTATTTAATTTTGGTGGAAGCAAAAGAGATAATAATGGCACACCGATTAGAGCAACAACTCAGGGATTTAGACAGGATTTAGTAGATATGTACAAGTCAGGATGGGCAGGTGGCTACACAGGATTAGGTGCTTCTGCTACATTATCTAATGAAGCTAGAGTAAAAGAGAATGCATATAGAAATTTAACAGGTATGCCTGAATTACCATCTAAAACAGAGGCACTAAAGGCATTGGCAGGTTTTAATACAGGATATAACTTAGACCCTGACAGAGATAAAGGTAAAGATATTTATGTAAGAGACAATGGTGGTGGAGTTATAACAGGTGGTGAGTGGAAAACTGTTAATGGTAATTTACAATATGTAAGAGAACCGGGAAGAGGAACTATCATCGCAGGTAAAGGTGGTAAAGTTGGTGTGTTTCCAACTCGTGATATTGGTAGAACTAGTATAACACAAGACCCTAAAGTTATAGGCAAAGAAGTAGATATAAAAGGCAAAATAAAAACTACTCCATTCTTTCAAGTAGATGATTTTCAACCATCAGATGCATCTGCTCCACCATCACCACCATCATCTGTAGATTTAACTCCAACAGGTGCAGATTATTCAGGCTCTCAAGAGTTAGCAGAAACTTATGCAGAAGAAGGTGGAGGAGCAGGAAGTACTTCTTTTGGAGGCTCTGATGATGGTGGCTATGACACAAGTGACAGTTTTGATTCAGACACAGGATTTGGAAGTGATATTTCTACTGCGAAAGGTGGTTTTATATCTAGACGAAGAGCTACAAAGATTAAAAAGAAGCAAGGTGGATTAGCTTCAAGATAATAATCCACACATATATTTGAGCAAGATTGGGAAAGTACTGGTGACGTGTCAGGGTCTTGCTCAAAATAGTTGGCTACTTATCCCCCAACAATATTTGGCTACGATAACCCCAAGGAGAAAAATATGGCTGAACAAGCACAAGAAATGGTGGTAGATGCTACACCAAATAAAAAAGCATTTATGGCAAAGCCTTCTACTCATGAGGAAAGAATTAAAAAAGATGAGGAAGAGCTAGAGAAACTTAAAAAAGAAGCATTAGGTGAAACTGAAGAACCTGTTAAAGAAGTTAAAGAAGAGAAAGCAGAAGATACGGAAACACCGAAGAATGCTGAAGAAAGAACTTTTAAAAAACGTTATGGAGATTTGCGTAGACATTCTCAAGAGAAAGAGAAAGAGTTTCAAAAACAACTTGATGAACTAAAAGCACAATTAGAAAAAGCTACTAAAAAAGAAATCAAGTTACCTAAGACAGAAGCTGAAATAGAAGAATGGGCAAAAGAATATCCTGACGTTGCAGGAATTGTAGAAACGATAGCCATCAAAAAAGCAAAAGAACAGTCTGATGCTTTAGAAAAAAGAATAAAAGAGATTGATGAGTTAAATGCAAAAAGTGCAAAAGAAAGAGCAGAAGTTGAATTATTAAAGATTCATCCTGATTTTACAGACATAAGAGAAAGTGATGACTTTCATGAGTGGGCAGAAGAACAGCCTAAATGGGTACAAGATGCACTATATGAGAACAGTGAAGATGCAAGGTCAGCAGCAAGAGCCATTGACCTCTATAAGTCAGATAGAAATATTGGCAAAAAAGAAAAGGTCAATAGTGGAAAAGAGGCTGCTAAAGCAGTTGAAACAAAAACTCAAAAGAGTATTCCTGATACTGAAGGCAAGAACACTGTAATTAAAGAATCTGATGTACAGAATATGTCTGCAGAAGAATATGAAAAAAACTCTGACACTATTATGGAAGCAATAAGAGCAGGAAACTTTATTTATGATGTTTCAGGTTCTGCTAGATAAAAGTATTGACAAATAGTTATTTATGAATATAACTATATGTAACTAGGAGTGTGACCCCTTTTCTAGGACACTCGCACTCACACTAAACTTGGAAGCCTACCTGATGGTATGAGCCTGTGTTTAAATAGCTACTAAACACACAACCTCAATATACTATTAGCCGATGAAGAGAAATCTGTCGTATGTTTCAGACATACATTCGTTTATTTCAATGGAGATAAAAATGGCATTTAAAACTGCAGCAGGTTATGGTAATCTGCCTAATGGTAATTTCTCCCCAGTTATTTACTCTAAGCAGGTTCAGTTAGCCTTCAGGAAGACATCCGTTGTTGAAAATATCACTAACTCCGATTACTTCGGAGAGATTGCCAACATGGGTGACTCTGTAAAAATTATTAAAGAGCCAGAAATCACTGTCAAGGAATATGCTAGAGGTGCTAACGTACAGCCTCAAGACCTTGACGATGAAGACTTCACATTGACTATTGACAAAGCAAACTACTTTGCTTTCAAGATAGACGATATTGAAGAGGCTCACAGTCATGTAAACTTCTCTCAACTAGCAAGTGACAGAGCAGGTTATAGACTGAAAGATAACTACGACCAAGACGTACTTGGTTATTTGTCAGGATTTGCACAAGCATCTAACAATGCTGTAGCAAGTTCAGCTAACTCAACAGTTAACGGAACTAAAGCAGTATCAACTGCAGGTTCAGATGAATTGTTGACAAGCATGAAGCTAAGAAAAGATAGTTTCGGTAACATCACTACTTCAAGTGCAGGTGACCACTCTATCCCAATAGCTCCAAGACTACCGGGTGCAACTGCTCAAGCAACTGCTACTGCGACTCCTTTACAGGTGATTGCAAGAATGGGCAGATTGTTAGATACACAGTTTGTGGACACTGATGGTAGATGGCTTGTTCTACACCCAACTTTTATTGAAGTCTTAAAGGATGAAGATTCACGTCTTCTAAATGGTGACTTCGGTGAGTCAGGTGCATTAAGAGCAGGTTTATCTGTTGGAAAGATACATGGCTTTGACGTGTATATGTCCAATAACTTACCTGCAGTGGACATACAGAGACCCTGACTCTTTTGCTGATATTGTTCGTGGTATGCATATGTATGGCAGAAAGATTCTCAGACCTGAAGCAATCGTAACTGCTAAATATAACGTAGCGTAAGGGAGATATAAATGGCAACTTTTGATTTAACCTCTAAAGATACCACTGGTGTATCTTCCGATTCTATCGTGGCTATGCCATCAGCTAAGAATACTCACGTAATGAGAAATATTGAGGCTTATCTTGATATTGATGCGTTAGTAGCAGCAGGTGGTAGCTTCTCAGACGGAGATGTCTTTCAGGTGTTAGAAATCCCTGCGAACACTTTAGTCTTGAATGCAGGTGCAGAAGTAATGAAAGCATTTACTTCAAGTTGTACTCTTGACATGGACTTTGGTGGTGGTGATGACATTATTGATGGTGCAGATATAACCTCTACAGGTTTTTGTGCGGCAGGAACTAATGGTCAAACTAACACTGTTGTAGGAAATGCAGCTTCAACT